TGCATAATATGAGCAACATTCAAGCAATAAACTTATCGGCTTATCAACCTGTTGAAGCGGTTGAAAAAGAAAACAGAAGCGGTTGGATTGACTACGGACAAAACAACTTATTCCCTCAACACCTTATAAACCTTTACCAAAATTCACCAATTCACAACGCGTTGGTGAACTCAATCTCTTATATGATTGAGGGACAAGGAACAGGTACTATTCTCGATAATGCGTTACAAGGAATTTCTTTCGACTTAAAGTTACAAGGCGCATTTGTTGCCGAAGTAATTTGGTCAATGGACTTTACTCGCGTTGTACAAATCAATCACCTTCCTTTTGAGAATTGTCGTTTGGCTTACGATCGTGAAGAAGACGATATTACAGGAATTTTTTATTCGAAAGATTGGGCAAATACAAGAAGCAAAAGAGGTAAGCCAGAGTTCATTCCTGCGTTCAACCCTTCCATTGCACAAGAACAACCAAGACAAGTTATTTACGCTCACGGAATGAGTGCGGGAAGTGTTTACTATCCAAAACCCGACTATTTTGGTGCATTGAATTACGTTGAATTGTCTTATCAAATGGGACTATACCACGTTAACAATATCTTGAACGGCTTATTCCCTTCTTTCATCATTAACTTCTTAAACGGAATACCGCAGAAAGAAGAACGTGAGGCTATTCGTCGCGAATGGGAAACACGTTTGAGCGGTGCAAGTAACGCAGGTAAATTCTTGATGACTTTCAACGAAGATCCTGCACGCGCTCCACAGATTCAAGACTTCCCTTTGTCAGACGCGGACAAGCAATATCAATTCTTATCAGAAGAAACAGCAAAACAAATTATGGTAGGACACCGCGTTGTTTCACCATTGATTCACGGTATACGCGACACAACAGGATTCGGAAGTAATAAAGATGAAATGTTGGTAGGTTTAGAGATATTCAACAACCAAGTTATTAAGCCTTACCAAAGAATCATTGAGCGTGTTTTCACTCCAATTTTAGGAGAGATAAACATCGAAATGAACTCACCTTTTGACGCAGAAGTTGTAGTTGTTGAACCAACGGTGCAAACTGCTGAATTAAAAAAAAAAGTAGTTGCGGATGCTGAGAATGATTTCAGCGACGAACAAGGCAAAGAGTGGATTGATGTACTAAAAGAAAAAGCGGAATACATCGATTTAGACGAATGGCAGTTGGTAAGTGAAGAAGATGTTACCGACCCAGACAACGAAATGAACTACACAAGCGAGTTCTTTGCAAAGCGTAACAAGATGCCGACAATGAGCGACGCTCAAGGTGAGAAAGAATCTAAATGGGGAGATAGAGGACTTTATAAATTACGATATGCCTATTCACAAAACATAAGTGAAAATAGTCGTGAGTTCTGCAAAGAAATGGTTCAAATGTCGCAGTTAGGAGCAATCTTTCGTTATGAAGATATTGAAGCAATGAGCAAGGAAGGAGTGAATGGAAGTTTTGCACCTCAAGGGCAAAATACTTATAGTTTGTTCCGCTATGTCGGGGGGTGCTTCTGCCATCATTTTTGGAGGCGTTTAATTTACATTCGTAAACGCGATTCAAAAGGACGCATACTTCCAAACGACGGATTGAACAACGATAAGCGTGTTGGTAATAACCCTTATGTTCCACAAAAAGGCATCGAAGGAACAGCACCAATTAACAGACCAGATAGAGGTTCTTTAAAATAACCTTAATAAAAACACACAATGGCACTACAACCCGAAGTTCTTTTAATAGACGAAAACTATATCAAAAAATACACTTGGATTAACGGCTCAGTTGATCCGTTGCTTATGTACCCTGCAATCTATTTGTCGCAAGACAAGTACGCACAGTTGTATCTTGGAACTGACCTTTACAATAAGATTAAAGAAGACGTTGTAAACGATGACATTGCAGGCGCATACGAAACGCTTCTTGACGATTATTTGCGTCGAATGGTTATGTGGTGGACGATGTACGAAGTCTTGCCTCATTTGTACGTTAAAACGGACAACGGAAGTCTTGTTATTCGCACAAGCGAAGACACTACACCAATAAGCCAAACAGACTTGCAAAACTACCGCGATCAAGCGCGTTCACAAGCAATGTTCTACACTCAAAGAATGGTTGACTATTTGTGTTTTAATCAGTCGGACTTTCCAGAATACACGACGAACACAACGCAACAAATTTGGTCGCAAACAAATGTGTATCCTTCCAACGCTTTCGAGATTAGCGACGGACGTGATAGACGACCTTACGAATACAGACGACGCGGTTTAAGTTGGTTGAGATAACTAAAATAAAAACGAATGGCTACAAGGGGACGCAAGAAGAATTTAACGATGCACAAAATCTACGAAGAGAAGTTTCGTAAGTATTTAGCAAAGAAAGAAAAACAAATAAAGAAACTGAAAAATGAAAGTTAACGCTGACGGATACGCGCTCTTAAAGAAGTTCGAAGGATGTCGTTTGAAAGCATATCTATGCCCTGCTAACGTGTGGACAATTGGCTATGGAAACACCTTCTACGAAGACGGAACGAAGGTTAAAGAAGGCGACGTGATAACACAGGCAAGAGCAGAACAATTAGCGAAAAATGTCGTTGACAAATTCGCGGTATCCGTTCGTGCATTGATAACGCAAACGCTTAACGAGAATCAATTCAGCGCGTGTGTTTCACTTGCGTACAACATCGGAACAGGTGGTTTTAAGAAGTCGTCTGTATTGAGAAAGGTAAACGCTAACCCAAGCGACGCAACCATTGCAGATTCTTTTCGTTTATGGAACAAAGGGGGCGGTGTTGTGTTGAAAGGTCTCGTTCGTCGTCGTGAAGCAGAAATCGAATTGTACTTTAAGAAATGAACACAGAAACCGAAATCGTTTTGATACACGAACAATTGCAAGAAATGGACAAGAAGATTGACCGCATTTATAATGTGTTAATCGGTGACGACCAGATGAAGATTGAAGGTCTTGTAAGCAAGGTGCAGAAGCACGATAAGTATATTCAAAACCAACGCTTGCAGGTCGCTCGTTTGAGTGGTATTGCAGCCACCGCTGGTGTCATTGGTGGGTTAATTGTTCAACTTGTTTTGAAAGCAATATGAAAGAGAAATTGAAGTCTTGGTTGAAGGAACTATTGTCGAGTTCAACGAAGGTTTCAAGTAAGAGAATTATTTCTATCTTCGTTGTACTTAACTTAATTGCTTTTGCTTATATTGCCACCTTCAGCATCTACAATTGTCCGATTGAAATGTTCGACACGTTGGCAATTCTCGCAGGTAGTTTGTTCGGTGGTACGGTAATCGAAAAGTTCACAAAACAAAAATCAAATGTCAAGACCAAAGAGCGAAGCGAGGAAGATAGCGGTGGAGATTTGCAGTAAATTTCCCGACGCACCTTCTCATTCTTTAGCATCTAAATTATTCGCTGAATATCCAGAAGCATTTGATTCAGCGGAACACGCAAGAAACTACGTTCGAACAGTTCGTGGTAAAATTGGTAAGCATAGCAAAACATCATCAATCGACAAAGAATTAATGGATACAAAAACACGACCTTCCAACCCATACGCACTTCCTAAGTCTTATTCGAAGAAAAGAAGACACGTTGAACTAAAAGGAAATAAGTTTTTGATTCTTTCTGATGTCCATTTGCCTTACCAAGACAACGAAGCGTTAGAGTGCGCCATCGCAGAAGGATTGAAACAAGGCTGTGACGCAATCATCTTGAATGGTGATGCTCTCGATTGTCATATGATTTCTGACTTTGTCAAAGATCCACGCAAAAGAAAATTTAAAGACGAGTTGTATTCTATTCGTCAATTCCTTGCGTCGTTAAGACACACGTTTCCAAACGCGAATATCTATTACAAAGAAGGAAACCACGAAGAACGATACTGGCGTTATATGCGTATTAAAGCACCCGAACTATTCGACATTGACGCATTCGACTTTCCAACGCTTACCCATTGTGATAAACACGACGTTAAATGGATTGACGGAAAGAGCAAACTAAACATCGGTAAACTTTCAATCTTTCACGGACACGAATTTGGGAAACAATTTCTTCCGTCTGTCAACGTAGCGCGTGGGTTGTTTATGAAGACAAAGGTGTCCGCTCTTTGCGGACATCACCACCAGACAGCAGAACACAACGAGCGCGACGCTAACGGAAAGTTTATAACCTGTTGGGGTGTTGGTTGTTTAAGCGAACTTTCGCCCGATTATAACCCTTATTCGAAATACAATCACGGCTTTGCCATTGTTGAGAAGGGAAACAACGGAGCGTTCAGCGTTCACAATTACCGTATACACGAAGGAAAGATATTATGAGAAAGAATTTATTATTTGCAGTCCTGCTCGTTTTGGGAACGTCAATTATTTGGACGGTCATTTGTTGGAATTGGTGGGGTCGAAGTGTTGCAAAAAACGCAACAACTGAAATTCAGAAACAAGATAGCGTTATCAATTACAACGCTGGTGAGTACGATCGTTTGCTACAAGAACAAATAGAACTTTATAAACAACTCCGCACTTATGAAGATGCTCAACTTACAGCCAAAACCACCTATCAAAGAACTCGTTCTACTATTGTTATTCGAGATACTATTACTCGCGTGGATGTCATCCGTTTGGTGAACTCCTGTGACAGCGTTATTGCTTCCGATTCACTTGTAATTAACAACCTCAAAGAACAATTGAACATTGAAGGTGAAAAGATTGACAACTTACAAGAAACAATCGTTGCTTATGAACAGAAGGAAGACATCTTAACCGAAGAAATAAACACTCTAACTGCTGAAAAGAAAAAGTTAGACAAACAAAAAAAGCGCAGAAACCACGCTTTAATCTTTACAACGTCTGTCGCTGCTCTTTCTACTTTTGTTCTGAGTGTTTTACTTTAGATTCGGGAACGTAGAACTTCAAAGAGAACTCAATCGCTTCGCTTAAAAAAGTGTTGCGACTATTCTCACCTCTCTTTTCGTCTATCTCGTTCCACAGGTCTTTGTGCAAGTAGACACATATTCCTTTTTTAGTTTTACTTTCTGGCATCTTCTTCAATTTTAAGTTTCTTCAAATAAAGGGCAAGGTCTAACGCTTCTTCGTATGCGTGTTGTAGCCACTCAGAACGCGTTAAGTCTTGTCGGTCGAGTGTTGTTCCGTAGGTATCAATTCCCTTCGCTTCACGCGCTTCTAATTCGGCTATTACTTGCGTGAGTAGATTACTTTTCTTCATTCGGTTTAGACATCATTGAACCAATCATTAACGCTAAATAGATTTTCTCTTTCGCGTTTAAGTCTTTACGTTGTGAAAGTTCCAAAAGAATATCTCCAAGAATCTTTCCTTGTTGGAAGTAGTTCGCAAGAGAATTAACAATTTCGCGTTCGCGGTCGTAAGTCATTTTTAAAGACTCGTATAGTGGTGTATTTTTCATTTCGTAAATGTATGCTAAATTATTTTATCCGACAACATATTGTCCGTAACTTGGATTGAGTTCGAAGTACATACGCATCATTATAGCGTCGGCAACGTCGGGACTTATTCCTTCGCGGTTCTTGATTACGTCCTTCGGGGTTACTTGCAACTTTCCGTCCACGTCTGCGCGGTGTCGTTTAATCATTTCGAGCTCACGCACAATTTGTTCTTTGCGCGTACTGGATAAGATAGTGACCTTGTTTTCTTCGACGTATTGCGCAAGTTTGTAGTAACATTCGCTTTTCAAGTTTTGGTATTGCGGGTGTTTGGGTTTTGATCCATTGACGAACCCTCGACACTTAAGAAAATCAACCACTCCACCACCAACACCGTCCTCGTCGCAGAGAACATCTTGTAACAAAATGTTATGTGTATTTGTTACGACGCGTATGCGGTTAACGACTTCGTCCAACGCTGCTCTATTGAGTTCAATAATGTCGATGATAGTTAGACCTTCCCAAACGCAAATGATTGTCCTGTCCTTTCCAAAACGCGCAATGTCGGCTGTTATGTATTTCTTGCCTTCATTGATTACTTCGTTTCTAAACATTCGAAGCAAGTTCTCCGTGTTAAATAATTTGTCGCTGTCGTCGTCGAACTCCCAGTTGCCTTCTAAAAGTCTTTTCCTGTCGTATTCTGGAAGTCTTCTAAGAGATTCAATATAAGCAACAGGAAGGAATGGGTTATCCTGCGGTAACGCTTGAACAAAAGCACGGTGTGAAGGTAGTTCGTTGCGATTGTTCTTCATATAGAACTCATTGTACAACCAACCCTTCGACGGATTGCACGATAAGAAGCCTTTGGGAATAAGACCGAACTCATTCAACTTATAGCGACAACGAGAGTGAACGATGTTCACGGCTTTCTCTGTTACCTCTGCTACCTCGTCTATAAAATAATCGGTAATTTCCAACGATCCAAGTGAATCGAAGTTCGGATTTGAAGGATAAGCGAATAAGTCTTTTAATACAATTTCGCTTCCATTGAAGAACTTAATCACGTTCGTTTGTCCGTTGTAGGTATAATGTTTATCTGCAACCAAACCAAAGTCTTGTGCAGTTTCAAAGAACGTGTTTAAGGTCGTCTTTTTAAGCGTGTCTAATTTGCTTCGTCCAATAAGCGAACGCGTTCCTGCGTACTTCAAACGGCGTTGTATTTGCCACATACAACCGAACTTCGTCTTTCCACCCCCTGCCGCACCACCGTATAACAACTGCTCAACTTGTGAATCTGTCGCAAGGTAGTTCAACGCTTCAATTTGACGCGGTAGGTAGGTTGGTTTATATGGTTGCATTAAAATAAACTTAATTGATTTTCAACCACAGGACAAAGTTCGTCTTGAAGAATCTGAATAATACGGTTGTATCGTTGTTCTCCGTTACGTTGTTGCAATTGCTTTATAAGTAATTCAAGACCACCTTCAAACGCTTCGTCTTTTGTTTTATACAAGTCGTTGTCTGGTCTAAATTGGTTAAACGTGTGCGACCAACCTTCGGACATTCCGTTGAATCGAACTCCATAACCCCATAATTCATCTTGAACAATAGCAGTTTCAACCTGCGCTTCATAACCCTTACTACATTTAAATGTTTTTAAGATAGGATTTTCACACGCTCCGTGTTCATTAAATATAAATTGGCTCATTGCTTCGACAAATAAAGTTTATAAAGTTCACGAAGTCCTTCAAACTGGATTGATTCCTTAACGAGTTGACGCTTTCTGTCACTCATTCGTTCAACCATTCCTTTTGAAAGTTGCTGTTCGTTGAAGACTGTCTTTCGCGCTTTCGCTTTGCAAAGGTTGTATTCGTCGTCTGTAAACGTTTCAGCCGTTATACGCTTACTTTCTTCGAGCCACCGCATCATTGACACTCCGCGTAGTTCTAACGTCGTGTATTTGCCTTGTTTGAAGCTGTCAATGTCTTCCTTTAACATTCGTCTCCAGCTATCGTCATTCACCGCCATTTCATTCTCCTTTATTAGTTCTGCTTTTTCCTCAATTGATTGCGCTATTTCACGCTGAATTTGTAGGTTCGCCTTGTCGCGGTGTGGTTTGTAGTGCGTCAACACATCACCAATAAACGACACGCTCAACGCACCAAAATGCTCACACTTTTTACTCAGTTCATTCGCTGCATTTAGTTCAAACGCTAAGTTGAAGTGTTCAAATGTAACCCAACGAAAGTGTTTACCTATAAATTCGTGAAGCATTTGAAGTAACTGCGCCTCTGGAAGTGCTATTCCGTACATAGCGCAGACCTTCGAACATAACTTAACGAATGTAGGTAGGTCGTAATCGGCTACAAATGCGCTTTCTCTTTCTGCACGATCAACCCTTTGTGTAATTGTGAGCGTCTGCGTATATGCGTTGCGCAGCATCGGAATCGAATTTTCCATTTTTGATTTTTGTTGTTTGGTTTGTTTGAGTTACAAAAGTAGTTAAGTCCCACTTACGAACGGCAGCCTTCCAGTCTTTCATTGGATTGCGTCCTACCTTCCAACCATTCGCTTCGTAGTGAGCGTGGAATTTCTCGGTGAATTTAAGCGCGTCGTCGTTGCTTAATTTCTCGCAAGCGTATTCGTAGATTTCAACAACCGTTGGTTTTACGAATGTAGACTTCTTTTCTTTTACAGGTGCTGGAAGTTGAGCGGGTTGCGTTTGCGCTTTCAATAGTTCTTGAACCTGCGCTTCGAGAATCTCGATTCTCTTTTTGAGTTGTAGTATTAACATTGTGTTCCTCCGTAAGTTTCGTTGTAGTATTGTTCACCTTTAGAAATTGTTTCGCAGATTCCAAGACCATCAATATCCTCAAATTCTTGTTGGTTACAAGCCATTTCAATCTGCTCCTTCTCCATTTGAATTTTGTTATATGCTAAATTAATGCAGTCGTTCAGTGCATTTTTAGGGTTCACGTATGGTTGTTCAAGCAATGATTCCATTTCATTAATTAGTTGTTCAACCGCAGTTTGTTTACTCATTGTTACCTCCTTTGATTTTATCTCTCATCCATTTAGCACCTTCCGTGAAACTGAGATAATCAACCGCTAATATTTTTTCAGCAAGTTCATATATCTCCTCATCAGTTGGTAGTTCTTTAGATGGTTTATTAAACAAGCGTGGGTTAAATTCTTTTACCAATCTCTCTTTATATTCAGTTTCCTCCATTTCCTTGGCTTGGTCAAAATGTTTTTGTGAAAGAGTCCCCTTGTTATCCCAATAGGCTTTTTCCAACCATTCAGCCGCTGTTTGTTCCTTTTCCATAGTTATTTAGTATTCGTCCCTTTCCATATCTGCATCTTCCTCGCGAGTGCATTCGTAGCAAAGACCGATTTCGTCTTCGAATAGTTCCTGCACGTCGCTGTCGTCCCAGTCACGATATTTTCTGTTTGTTCTTTTGATTTCTGAAATGCGTTCTTCAATTTGGTCTGAATCGCAATAACGGCAATAGTCGCTCATACATTTTTGATTTTAAGGTTTATTTTAATTTTGCTTTTCTTTTCGCTTCGAGTTCTTTTTGATGCTCGATATGCTCGACAAACTTAGTGAAAAATTTAATAGGTTTAGCATAACCCATTGCGTTCATTAATTCACAGATGCGTTCAACCGTTGCGCGGTACGTTCTGTCCATTTCGATTTGCCATGTCGCCTGCTTAATTCCGTGCATTACTGTTGCGTGGTCTTTGCCGTAGTGCTTACCTATCGATTCGAAAGACTGAAAATAACAAGGACGAATCAAGAAGAAAATCATTTGTCGCGCTGTCACAATTTCGCGTCTTCTTGTTGGAGTGTAAAGCGTTTGCGATTGAATACCCAACACGCTACAAACAACGTCTTCAAGTGCGCTCCAGAATATCTCACGCTCGTTTTCAAGTTCTTGTTGTTGTTTGATTTGTTCGGTTGAAAGGCGTTCGTATTTTGGCGTAAGCATTAACCAAAGCGTTTCGAAGCGTTCCATGTGCGCAAAGGGAATCATGTCCAACATTTGCTGTCTTATTTGTTCGTTAGTCATTTTCTTCGTTTATTAAAATTGTTGGTGTAAATGTGCTGAATACTTCTTCGCGTGAAAGTCCTGTGTGCAAACAAATGTTGTTGAAGTCTTTGATTCGCATACGCTCTGGATGTGCGACGTAAAGTCGTGCTGTTGGGTCGCTGATTCGAAGAACGTTCTTAAAGTTGTGCATCGTCTTAAATTGACTTTTGACAAGTCGACCGAATGGTGTTTTGTAGATTGCTTTAGTCATTGTTACCTCCGTAAGTTTCGTTGTAGTATTGTTCACATTGTTTACTTATCATTGGTACATCTTGCCCACCATCCCAATAAGCGTTTTCAATCTGCTCCTTCTCCATTTGCTTGGCTTGGTCTAAGAGTATCACCTTTTGTCGACATAATTCTAAAAAACTTATCAGACCTACATCAAACTTATCTTGCAATATTTGTGACTGCTCT